CTAGACACTTGGTTTCCGCATCTGGCTGAAAGTGGAATTTTGCAAAACGATATGGCTGGTTGAGCTGCTCGCTACATCGGTTGTCAGGATCTCTTCGAGTCTCTCTCCTAGAGCGCGCCATGCCTCGGTTTTTTCCTTGGCATAGTCATGGTGCAGATAATGTCGGCGGACCTTAGAACCTCCCAGCAAGTGGTTCTGGCAGCGGTCAATAATCTCCAGAGTTACACCGAGCTCCTGCATCATCGTTGCGCCTGTGCGGCGCAAGTCATGAGGGGTCCACTCACCTCTCGAGCCTTTGCTTAGCACTAGTGAGTCGTCGTGGTGGCGGCCTGACAGAGGTTTGCTGCGGTTCTTGAACCGACACTGACGGTCGCCGATTAGCTTGCTGACCGTTTTGGTGTCGACTTGGTTTTCCCCGTCCTTGCTGGGAAAGCAAAACGGCGTATGCCCAGTATCTTTTTTGAGGCGCCTGAACTGCTCCAAGGCAAAGGCTGACAGAAACACATGGTGGTCCTGGCGTTTGCCCTTATGCCCTTTGGTGGCTTCGGCCGGGATGAGCCAGGTGCCTTTCTCCAGATCCACATGGCGCCATTCGGACTTGAGCAGCTCACCAATACGGCAGAGGGTGCTAAGGCAAATCCATACGGCGCATTGCACGCGAAGGTTGACTGGTCGAATGCCGGAGTATTTCTGGCCGGCGGCGAGGGCGTCGTAGTCGCGCTCCAGGCGGACGAAGATGTCGCGTAGTTCGCGGATTTCGTCGGGGGAGAGCAGGCGGTCGCGCTGTTCCTGGTAGTCATGGTCGAGCAGCTTGTTGACATCAATTAGGTCGGCTGGGTTGCCGTCAGCCATTAGGGTGCGCCAAGGCTTGCGTTTCTCGGCCCAGCGCAGCATTTGGCCGATGTCCTTGCTGCGGATCACGACAGTGCGGTTCAAACCGCGGGCTTTTACCAAGCGTAGGACGTTGAGCAGGTCTTTCTCAGTCAGGGTGCGTAGAGGCTTTTTGCCAATGAGCGGCAGCACGTCCTTGGTGAAGCTGCGATGGAGTTCTGCGTTGCCGTCCTGGCGTGATACCCCATCGCGCATCCACTCCTCGAAGAGGTCGGCGACTGTCTTGTTCTCTGCAGCCTGGCGTTCGGCTTCGGCAATGGTAGCGGCGATAGCGGCCTGGGCTTCGATCTTGGCGGCCTTGCGGGCAGCAGTGGGATTGATCCCTTTGGAGGCTGTCGCTTTCACTTCGTCGCGCTCGGTGCGAATCTGCGCCAGCGACTTCTTGGGCCAACTGCCCAGGCGATGATCGCGCTTGGTTCCATCCAGTTTGAACTCGTAGCGAAACATGACAGTGACGCCGCGTACGCCAGCGCGAACCTTGGCAACCAGGCCGCCATCTTCACGTAGTGTCTTGCCATCGTCGGCCGAGGTGAGTGCTTCCAATTGCTTAGCCGTCAGTTTCGCCACCGTCTACCCCTTGCACGTTTCGGGCGCCTTGGAATTTTGCCCCACTTTTGCCCCACCGAATCGCTTGGCTGTCGGTGGATGCTTGTGGATCGTGATGGACGCCAATCTAGCCTGTATACCCCGTATTTACTAGGTTATAGGTGTTCTATCGGTGTCCGTTAGCATCCATGGAAATCCATTAAATAAGCGCATGGGGTGCAAGGGGGCGAGTGTTCGAATCACTCCGTCCCGACCAAATTTTGTAGACGGCTCAAGCATTTATAGTGCTTGGGCCGTTTTACTTTCTGGCCTCGCGCAAAACCGGCGCAAAATGTGCGCAAAACTATCCGGCGAATTCGGTAATATCCAGATCCGGAACAGCCTCTGACCAGACGACATCGGCATGGTCGCGCTGGTAGTTTCGCGTCATTTCCTCGCTGGCGTGCCCGGCGATCTTCTGACCGTCCTTTCCGGCTTTCTTGTACAAGTGCAGTGACAGCGCCCTGATCTCATGAAAGCCCGGCATTTCCTCCTCTGACCATCCCGAGTAGCAGCCGGCCGCATCCCGAGCATCCTTGAAGGCACGGGTCAGGTAGCGCTCCTCGACCTTCGTCCAGTGCTCTTTCTGTTCCGCCTGCTTCTGTCGCTTCCGCTCAGGGCGTCGGTGGATCAGGAAAGGAGAGGGAACGTTGTCGCGGCATCTCGCCAAGACGGCCTGCAGTTCTGCGGTGACGCGAAAACGGATCCAGGCGGCATCGCTCGCCTTGGCCGTCTTCTGCTGGACAACGTATAGGAAACCATCCCGAACATCGTCGAAACGCATCGCCAGGATGTCGGTGCGTCGCTGGGCGGTGATGAGTGCCAGGTCAATCGCATTCTGCAGCCAGGCTGGGGCCTGCTCGCGTATTGCTCGCAACCCCTCCACCGTATGCCGCTTCCGCTGCTTCTTCTCGATCCTGGCGATGGTGCTGGCCGCCGGGTTGTCTGGGCAGAGCCCCTTGGCGGCGGCGTGGTTGAAGATGTCGACCAGAAGAGCGCGCGCCTGGTTAGCGGCTCGGGGAGTCAGGCTGTCGAGCAGTTCGGCGACCATGCGAATAGTGATTTCGTCAACAGCCTGCGTCGGCCAGGCCGCTCGGAATTGGCGAAACCTAACCGCGTAGAGGTCCAGGGTCCCCTTTGCCAGTTCCCGCGGCGGCAGTATCTCTCGTTCGTATTTGTCCAGAAACGCGACGAAGAGGTCGGATCTGGCACCTTGTACCTTGTTCACCAGGTCGGCGCCGCGCATGAACTCAAGGTTTAGTTGCTTGGCGGCGTCGATCGCTTTAGCCCGGTCGGGGCCGAAGGGGAACCACTTCCCGTCCGTGGGGCGCTTGTAGCGGTATGTCCCTCGGCGGGCGTCGAGGTAAAGGTTCTGGGGCAATCCCTTGTTGGCCTTATTCCGGGGACGTGGTGACATTACGTGGCTCCTCTTAGGACCATGGCCACCAGATCGTTACCGTGGGCCGGGCTGGTGAATGCTGTCCAGTCGACATACTAGAGCTTCCCAATCTGCTCACCTGGAATGTCTCCGTTCCGGATCTTGTTGCGAATCGCCTGGCTACACATCGGGGTCCCATTGTCACCCCAGCGCCGGCGTTGGAATTCGCTGATCTTGATGAGTTCTTTTCTCATAGTTCTTTCCCTCGCCCGAAGGCTGGGTCGTATTGCGGCGGCCCTTTCCGTTGGGCCGCGGGCATGGATGATTTCAGGTAGGATGCACTGGCTCACCGGTGACGGGACCAGCCTTGGCGGGCATGTGCCCTTGATCCGGTGGGCTTTCGCTGGGCGAAGGTCTGGCCGGATACGGCTTTCCCGCCAGGATGCCCAGGGCGCCGGTGGCGCGCTGGACGATGTTGAGCGCCACCTGCAGCGCCGCCGCGTCATCTTGCATACGCATGAGTGCGGTCATCTTGGGCCGGTGCTCGGCACATACTCTGTCGCGAAGCTGACCGGCGGCGCGGCGAACAGCGTCGGCCGTACCGTGGTGCTGGAGCACCAGGGCCATGACCAGTACCACGTCGACGCTGTGCATCTGCATCGTTGTGGTCCGCAGGAGCCAGCGGGGAAGGGCGATGCCTGGTTTCTGCTTCATCCGAAGCACCCCGCCTGCCAGGCTGCGAGCGTGCGGATGATAGGGAATATCTCTACCAGCCCTACCATGGCCAGGCCGAGGGCGGCGATGATGCCGAGGGCGGTCAGTGCTCTACGCATCGTGCGGCTCTCCCTGGTCCGCCGCTGCCCGGTCTAGCCGTTCGATCTCGGCCAGCGCCAGGGCGCAGGCCTTTACCAGGTCGCGTCGTGCGGTGCTCGGCTTCCACCACTGTTCATCCCAGGGCCATGCCAGCGACACCAGCAGGGCGGCGGTTCCATCGTTCGGAGCGCTGGAGCCGGCCAGGGCGTAGCAGGCGGAGGCGCGGGCCATCTGGCCGTGGCTGTGCTCGTCGTCGTGCTCCGGCGTCCATCCCTCGGCGGTGATCTGCCGGCGGCGCTCTGCCTGGCGTTCGAGGACCTGCTCCAGTTCCGCCTCACCATCCGGACGACGCTGGCGAAATATCTGGACGCGTCGAACTTCCCTGGCGGCAATCCCGACGCTGATCCCTCCCAGGAGATCGTCGAAATCTGGTACTTGGACCAGAAAACCAACGAGGACGGCCAGTACGTGGCTTGGGAACTGGCCTCGCCAGGCGACGTTGGCGGCGAGCAGGTCGGCCGGCAGATGACCACCCTTTGCCACTGGGCGATGACGGGCGGGTACCGCGGGCCCGACTGCGGCTACACCGGCCCGTACTTCGACATCGACGGCAACCCCACCGATGACCCAGCCCGGGACGAGTGTGATGGCTGCCTGGGCACC